CTGTTGTTGTATATTTACCACAAAATGATATACCGCCACCAACATTTGCAGCCATTGAAGCAGTATCAAAACTTCTAATATTAATAAAACCTGCTAATAATGGTCCTTCAACTTGTAACAAAGTAGCAGGGGAAGTTGTACCAATACCCACATTTCCTGAACTAAAATTAAAACTTGAAGCAGTAAATTCCATTGGAATATTTGCAGAAACTGCGTCATTAGTAGCTTCTAATCTTGCTATTCCACTTGCACTTCTAAATCCAATATTTTGGTCAGTTCCTACATTAAAATTATATTTCATATAGTTAGTAGCTGACGGAATAGTACCAAAAAACATAAAGCCTGTTGATAAAATTCTTAACCTTTCAGAACCGCCTGCAAGTATTTGTAAATTAAATATTGATTCAATAAAAAAATCTGCGCCTGTTGTTCCTATATTACCTTGCAATGTTGAATCATAATACCAAGTTGCTTTTGCAGCATTTGAAGCATTATTTGATTGTATTGATAGTTGACCCCTTGCACTTGTATTTGTACCAATTATATGTAAAAAAGTACTTGGTGTCGTTGTACCAATTCCAACTCTATTATTTGTACTATCTACATAAAAAGTATTTGTATCAATAGTTAAATCACCACTAAATGTAGCACTTGTACCACTCAATCCACCAAATAAAGTCATATTAGCACTACCACCTGCACCAAAATCTGCCACCTGTGTTCCACTATTTGCATTGATACTTAATCCTGCACTTGTTGCAGCTTTTACTTGCGGCGTAATTAAAATACCACTAAAAGTTGCATTACCTGTTGAACGTGTAATTGTCAAAGGCGTATCAATTAAAGAACCCGCGTCTGAATAACGTCTTATAAATAAATCCGCACCTGCATTTGAACCTGATTCTGTGCCTGAAACTTCAATGTTAAATCTGTTACTATTATCTGAACGGAATGATACACTTTTTGCAACAGAAACGTTTGCGTCTAAATTTGCAATTAAAGCTGAAGCACCACCGTCAATATGTAGCTTTGTTGTCGGGTTTGCAATACCAATACCAAATTCCCCTGTTTGTAAAACTGAAATTAATTCAGCGCTATTTGCTTCGCTAAATATTCTAAATCTATGGTCTGACTGAACATTGCCGATTGACCATTTGTTTGTACCCGTACTTGCAAAACCTAAATAAGCATTGTTTGTTGAAGTTCCGTTTATGCGTCCAATAATTCCTGAACCGAAAACGTCCAATGCAGTTGTTGGCGCATTTGTGCCTAAACCTAATCTGTTATTAGTATCGTCCCAAAAGAAGTTTGCGTTATCTTGTAATAAAGCACCTGAAGCACCTATAAAACCAACCGAACCCGTTGTTAATGCAGTCGTAATTGTTAAAGTCGCAACTGAACCAACTAAATTAATAGTTCCGTCAAATCCATTCGCGTCGTTAAACACCAAAGAAGATACAATGTTTGGTGACAATTCAACGTATGCGCTTGTACCTGTATTCCAACGATACAAAATGTTTGTATCTAAGGCAATGTAAATTGTATCAGCAACACCAACCAAAGGGAATGCCGCAAAGTTTGCGTATTCTTCAACTGTACCCGTAAACAAAGACGCCATTTGTGAAAGCGTAATCTTTTTACTTATCCCTGTCGTAGGATCACCTATGATTGTTAAATCAGAAAGCGCAGGGGTTAATTCCGTTGCTAATTGGTTTATTTTTTTTGATTCCATTAATAATTATAATTTGAAGGTACTTGACACCTATTGTTAATAAAAGGAACGCTTAGTGTAGCATCTAATTTTACCCCTGCTAATAAATCCGGATCACTTTCTGTATAAAAAGTAACAGGAAGGTTTTGACTTAATGTCCACGTTACGATCGAATAATCTTCAGGGTATCTTAATTGCGCGACAATATCACCCGCTACCTGCGTCATATCTGATAAAACTTCCGTTTCATTAGTTTCTTCCATTAGCATACGATCCATAAAATAAAGACTAAAAGAATATGCTATTTCTTTAGGACCAACATTTGCGCCTGTTAAAGTAAAGAACATTGCAGGGTAAGTTACCTCACCATTACTTAATCTTTCCCAAACATCACCAAAATAAACAAAATTAATTTGTTCGTGGGCGTTGCCTATCGTTGTTAGTTCTTTGACTATTTGGTTTAATGTCATTCTTTTTTGCTTTTTCCAAATAAACCTTAAGTTTAGTTTGGTTTTTAATTGTTACTTGTTTACTCATATTTAGCAGCAACCAATATTACCTTGATACCTTTCTTCAAATGTTTTCTTGTGCTTGCCTTCGTAATCATCATTACAACAGGCATCACCTAACCACATTGAAACCGTGTACCCTTCGTTATCCGGCTTAATTGAATCAATGCCGCTACCAAAGTTTAAATAATTAGGATATAAAGCGTTATTTTGTTTTAAGTATTTAATAAGTCTTTGCTTATAAAATTCTGCCCTTGCTCTGTATCTATTTGCTACGTCAATCATATCCTGCATAGAAGGGTTTTCTTGATTCTCACCCGACTTTCTAATCAATCCTTTATTATAGAATTGATAAGATAATCCTTGCGGTAATTCAGACATTACGAAATAAATTAAACAATCTACAATGTAATCATCTAATAAAGTCGTTTGTAAATTTGTATATGTATTGCTATCAACTGCCGTTTGTAATTCGTTATAAAGCGCTGATCCTAAAGCTGGCAAAATGTACATATCCTGCGCCGTTTTAATTTCAGGCAAAACTAATTTTTCATCTACGTTTGCGTGCAGTCCTGTTCTATCCTTAATAGATTGAACTGATATAAATAATGTGTTCTTGCTCATTCTATTTTCTTGTTACTATGTTTGAAATCCATTCGTGCCTACAACTTGGGGAATGATTGCCGTCCGGTTCTGTATACCAACCGCCACCACGATCGAATACAGAATAACCTAAGCGCGCACTAATTGTTTCTATTTCTGAACGGCTATACATCTTACCTGCCTCTAATAAATATTTACAAAAAGGTCGGCTTGTATCTATATCTGCTTTACTAAATCCTTCTTTCCATTCGTAAGAATAGCGGATTAATAATTCCTTTGTTTGTGGTTTAATCTTTACTAAAATATCCCCTAAAGGCGCGGTTAAAATATGCTCTGTAATTATATTCTCATCGTAGCCTTCGCCGATTGCGTATTCCTTTACCTCTACATAGCCATTCTCAATTAAAGTTTTTATAACTTGATTAATAGTATCTATATTTTGATCAAGGGTAGTAGCTAATACTTCCGGCGTTATTCTTTTATCCTTAGCCATTAAGTCAAGGACATTAGCCTGTAATTGGCTTACCTCTGCAAACATCTGATATTCTAAATCGTCATTAAAGCGCTTTCTTTGCCTCCAAATATTAAAACCATCCTTAGCCTCACCGAACTCGAAAAACACGCTAAAATCGTCTTTAAACTGCGCTTGTTGAGCAACGGGCTGATATTTAGTCATATCGATCCCCGCCTTTTCAAGTAACCACTCTTTTGGCGCTATTTCTTTTAATAGGTTTTCAGTAAATTCGAACCCGATCGGCTCTGTTGGAATAATGCTTAATTCAGGTTCTGCTATCCCTCTAAATTTAGCAAGCATATTAAATACACTTTCAAGGTGCATTTGCTTACTATTTACATAAGTATTCTTAAATATTTCATATCCGTCACGCATTTCGGAACGGCTGCCTAATTTACCCGCCTCTGCAATACCAAAGATTGACGGCGTAGTAATTTGATGCCCGCTAAATATATTAGTTTGAATTAAAGAATCAACGCGCCCGAAATCCTCTTTTGTAATATCTGAAGTTCCTAAATCGTCAACTATTGGTTTTCTTTGGCTATCATTTACGAAAGCTAAAATAAACTTCTTGCCATCCGATCCGCTAAATCTATTTGTAAATCTTTTCTCAATATTACGTTTTTCTTCATCTGAAGGTTCGCCATTTGGAAGGGTAATTAACTTACTCGCGCTAAATCCTGTTTGCGCATTTCCTAAAACGTGCTTAGAAACTTCAATATCTGATTCGATATAATTAAGCGCGCCAAAGTAACCAGGCAAAGAATAGTAACCCATATTCGGGCGATATTCTTTAACATAAAGGATTTGCTTGCCAACGGGATTAGCCGGATTAAAAGCGCCGTAAACCATAGGCTTTTCGTTTCTATCATTCCATTCCTCTTTATACCAAAATTGCGTATTATCTTTATTAGTACGAACCTTTGTATAATCACAATGCCATATTTCAGCTAATTGCTTAGTAACTGACCAAATTATTTCTAAATAATAGCCGCCAAATAATTCAGCATCTAAAGATACTTTACGCGTTAAATCTTCAAGGCTTTCCATTCGGTTAACCTTCTTAATAAAGGTTTCTGCTTCAGGGCTTCCTTTCCATCCGTTCGCGCTAATATAATGTACCTTACTTTTAATAATAGCGTTATGCTTTGCTGACTTATTAAAAAGGTCAACTAAATAATTAGGATAATCGTTGCGGTCGCCATACTGAATATATCCTTCGCCCTTCTTTTCTTTAAATTCAGGCTGCTTAGCTTCCGCAAATGTTAATACTCTTAAATCCATTATTGTCTTATTTTATAAGTGTCTGTTGTTAAATATTCAGTAAACGCAA